CGGGGGGCGTTGTTCTGTAGTGTGGACTTGTCCGCTGCTACAGACGGCCTCTCCCACCGAGTCGTGAGTGCAGTCATCGAAGGCCTTTCCCGGGCTGGCTGCATCCGTCCTGCGGATGTAGCTAGTGCCAGGAGAGGTCTCGGACTGGAGCAGCCTACCAAGTGGAGTCTGGGAGACGACACTTGGTACGCTAAGAGGGGAAGTCCGATGGGTACCCCTCTCTCCTTTATCGTTCTCTCGTGGGTCAATGCGTGGGCAACCAGCGCATTCACCCGCGCTCGTCATCACGGGGATGATGCGGTGGGTAGGTGCTCGAGTCTCCTTGAACTCGACGACTACTCCGCCGCCATCTCCAGTTGTGGTGGCGAGCTCAACCGCAGTAAGACCTTCACATCGTCGTCCGGCTGGACGATGTGCGAGGTCGCTGCTTGGCCGAAAGAGAGCGATAAAGGCGGAACGTCTGTCTTCGTACCTCCCCCTTGTCCACCGCCGGGCCTTCGGGCCCCGGTCGCGGCAGACCCCCGGTGTGGCGACCAGGGTCTGCGTAGGCAAGAGAGAGTTATGAAGACACTCTTCCCGTGGTGCTCCCGAGACCCCCGCCTCAGGCTTCCACTTGAGGTCGGTGGTCTCGGGTACACGGGAAGAGGGCTTGCCGTTCCACGCTCGCTGAGGGTTCGGCTCGGCACTCTGGTCTCCCAGGGTGTCAGCTACCTCATCGCGCGTGGCGTGGTCGGCAAGTCCCCGTTCCGTGAGAGGGGCCTCTACCCCCGTCCCTTGATACCAGAACCCACACGCCCGCGCAGTTACCACGCTGCTCGGCGTATGGTTGCCAGGGATCCTCTTGAGGATCCCACCGGTGTTCTGGTGCCAGTCGATAGCCTTGTCATCTTCGAGAATATGCTGGTTGAGAGCCAGTATAGACTCATGGAAGGTGACAAGTTTCGTCGGCGTCGGGACGGAGGTAGACCAGAAAGGACCAAAACGAAGGCCCTGTTCCGCCCCTTCTCCGGCCGACCTGCGGCTGCGCTCTCTCGCAGCCACGGTGTCGGTTCGTTGAAGAGGTGGGCCTCCACGCTTCACAGCATGGAGGTCAGGGTCTTCGAA